CTACGTACACCGCTTGGGTTGCCGAAGCACAAGCCTTTGTCAACGCGTACAACACCAGCCTTAGCGGCTACTCGCTCGTAGAGTACGTCACCCCGACTACATTCCAGTTTTCTTCCCTCTGGTGCGGGTTGGTGGACGGCGTCCAAGCAGACAGCGTTCAGTTTCGCATCAGCGATGGCCCTGGCGACCCCGTTGTAGATTTCGTCAACGGAGTATCCGCGGGAAACGAAGTATCCGTCATTAACAACTACGCGTTCCAAATGAACGCTCAGCCCTCTATCGAGACGGACCCCGATACCGGGTCGGATATTTCGGAAGGAATCAGGGCAGGGTCGTCCTCTGGCAAGCTTGAGAACTACCTGCCCCTGAGCTTTACGGCTCTCAATACGGCGGCGACTGGGGGAGCGGTTCCCAACCCCGATATCCTCGCGTTGGTTTTCGGAGATGGAATTGCAACCACAAACATAGTCCACAACAGTGGCTCGTGGTACTTGCAGTGCACCTCCGGCGGTGTTTTGCCCGCGATGATCGACCCGCGGGGAAGCTACACCATAACGATCAACTGGAATATGGCGGCGCCCGCCAATGCCGGAGACATCGCGAGTGCCACGGTAACGAATGCCGATAAGGTAACGTACACCGTCGACCCCTCGTTCAACGCCGCCAGCGCTGGGATCATCGCGCGCTACCAGAAGGTAGGTTCCCCGGATTTATATCTTCTCCGGCCGGACGCGTTCGACTTCCTTACTGTCGCGATCGCCGCGAATTAAAAAGTTCCTGAAAAAGAAAGCCCCGCGAAAGCGGGGCTTTTTCGTTATTTCACAATCGGGGTTTTACCGTCTACTTGAAAGCCTGGGGGATCAAGCCAAGGCTTCTCACCTTTTTCCATGCGCTGGAAGTAAATGATAGCCTCAGCTAGTGTAAGGCCCTCCATCTGGAGCTGCGTAATTATCTGCTTCTCCTGCTGAAGATCAGCGAGTGATTGCTTTGTAAGCGGCGACGTTGGCCCTGTTGTTTGGGTGGCCGTGGTGTCTAGCCAAGGCTTCTCCCCTTTTTTCATACGCGCTATAAAGATTGGAATTTGAGAATCCGAGTAACCCTCTGTAACCAATTGGTTAACAATGGATCTTTCATGCGATGTCTGGGCGAGGTTTTGATAGTCCTCTTGCGCCGTTATGGCGGCGTCATCTGTCCGGCGAATTTTTTCTAGATTCTCTATTCGCACGGTAAGATTTGCAATAACGTTAGCGAGCTCTTCATCCATATCTTTACTCCTTGCACGCGCTGGTCTCCGCGTGTTGTGTTGTTAAACCTAGCCATTCGCAAATCATCGTGGTCAGATACGGGATCCTGTAGTAATCCCCCATCACTTTGTAATTCTGATCAAGGTCAATAAGATATCTGTTGGTTATCTTAGTTTCAAACCCGATATCTATAATCTTTCGAATTTGATTTAGTTCCGGCCCTTGCAGATTTTCCCCGTTGGAGATCAGATACTTTGATAGCTCAAAATAAACCTCAGTCTCATTAAAGCGAATGTTGAGATCGTCATCTATGAAGCACCGAAGTACCCAATCGCCATTATTTTTCAATGTAATTATCCGAGGCGGACTTCCCGTCGTAAGTGGAGCGCGAGTCAGCCAGATTTTGAGTTGATTCATATAGAACTGCAGCTTATGTAATTCCGAAAGGGGGGCAGCCTCAAACGATGCATAATTGACCGTGAGATCGACGAAATTAAGCCGAGCATCGGCTAGCGCGAGTTTTACGAGTTTCTCATATTCCTCTGCATAATTCGCAGCTGTGAATCGGAATTTAGTCCAATACAGATAGTTTGCTAGTCGTGGGTTCTCTTGATTTATAAGTTGCAGAGAAGTTTCATAGGTGCTTGATAGCCCTATTTTTTGATCGGTAATCAAATCAAAAATATCTTCAGCAAGAGAGGTGGGGAATTCGAGGGTCAGATCTACATTTTTTTCAAGATCTGTGCTCTGGAGCAGCTGCACTATATTCTCGATGTCTTCCCTTGTAGCCACACGGACGGTGAATCTCTGATAAGTCTGCGCTAGAAATAGATTCGCGGCGATGAACTTTGCGAAAGCATGGTAAGTCAAAAAGGTAATATCTTTGAAGGAATTGATTATACCTTTGGCTTCGAACAAGTCTTTTATAAATACCTTTCGAGCAAAGGTGAAATCATCCTTTGTTGCTATATATCTCATACCTTCTCCCCTATACAATATACACTTAGTACTTGGAAAGATCCGCGAAGCCCAAACAAGGCCCCACACATTGCTTGTTTTTCAGATAACTGCATTGCTGGCATTCTCGGGGTAAAGTTATCTCTTTGCGTATCTTCTCGTATTTGGCTTTTAGCGCATCCCGTATACCGGACTCCGATCTGTATTTTTTACCATCTACTTGAATCGGCAGCGTGGGGAAACAAAAGCGTGCGGTTCCATCAGGTAGAAAATCTTCTGGCGGCTCCCTGCAGATATAGTTTGAGCTATTGACCACATGCCTGTTTAGAAATGCGAAGATGTTATCCGACCGATACATGCACGGATAGGTAATGCAATCCGTATTAGGATTAATCCCCATTGAAAGTAGCTTTTTTGCAATGTTGTATACTAGATTACCGAGGTCTTTGTTATTGAGAAAATAATACTTTTCTTTACCTTCAGGGGCCCCGGGGGAATTGAGGCTTATTCTGGCGGCGGTTATTTCTTTGAGATGCACCGCCAAAAAATCTATATAGGAACTAAATCCAGCCAAAGAAAGCAATTCCCCGTCAAGAGTGAATCCGCAAGTTACTCGCTGTTCCGTGGGTGTTATGGCCTGTGTGGCGGAGTATATAGCATTGTAATTTTCGCTAAATGTTTGCAAGCGCTTTTCATTTCGAAGCTCTGTTGAATTTACAAGAAAAGATATTCTGACTTTCTGATTTATCAGCGCGATGAGCTTATCTCGAATGCTGGCGTCGAATAGAAAATTGGATACAAGAGTTATGTCAATTTTTCTTTGCACGCAGAGATCGAGGATTTCGCTGAATTGAGAGTGCATTGTCGGCTCGCCGCCAAGCAGGCTTACTCGGGGAGGATTATTACCTTGACCTACGATTCTATCCGCCTCGACCTTATCGAGAACTCGTGCCACAGTTTCGAGTGACATTTCCGTAGAGCCGGCTGTTTTGTCAAGTCTAAAGTCACGCGCAAAACAATAGGCACAATTCTTAGAACAGGATTGAGTTAGAACTAGATTAGCCACTTATAGCTCCTATACATATTCACAACTGCATTGGGCGTTACACGAGCATGCATACGTATTGCCCGTACAATTGGAGGTACAATTACCGCCTTGGCAATCACAAGTGGACTGGGCGTTGCAGCAATACGTACTGCTATTGTAAGTGCATACGTTATTGCAAGTACATGCGGTGTGGTATCCGGCTTGGGCGTTGCAGCAATAAGTGTTGCCTGTACAATTGGCAGTACATACGGAGTCGCAGGAACACGGAACGTTGACGTTACACATGCACTGAGTGTTACACGTGCAATTGAGGGTGCAACTGTACGTGTGCCCTTGAGTGCATTGTGATTGCGAGGCCAGAGTGTTTATGTCCGCAGCAACTTGATTGTATGCAGCTGCGGTCATTTTGCTGGAGCCGCCGACAAAGTTTGCCGTTGAAGCTGTTGGGGTTTTTGAGACTCCACCGGAGTGGGTTTGTATACCTGTAGCATAAGTGTGCACAGCGTTGATGGTCGCGTTTTGTGCTATAGCTGAGAGCATTATTGAGGCAACGGCCTCAGACCCTTGAGCGGTAGCGGTTAACGCACCGCCTGAGGCTCCACGTCTAGTTGTCTCTGCGTTTATAGTTGCGATCAGATTTGCGATATCCGTGGATTGAGTTATTTTGACTCCGGCCGTGACGAGATTTGTAGACATACGGTTCTCCTAGGTGTTTAGTTACCTAATTAGTCAACACCCTGTGCGGGATACCCGCATACTCGAATATTTCTTTGACGAACCGGCCATACTCAGCGATCATCAAATTATATTTTGCGCTCTGATAGAATACGGTGTCTGAAGTTTCAGCGTTTGCGGCTGGGCACCAATTCTGCTGCGGAGCACTTTTCTTATACCCATCGTTAGGCTGAATAGCTGCATACATGTACTTTCGGCGATCGAGCTCCGTATAATTGTTGAAGAGTTTGAATCCTGTGAATGTTGATCGATCTTTTAGATTCCCGAGTTTGTGTTCATCCTTTCTAGAAGTCATCGCTGGCCGGTGACAGGCGAATACATCCATATTTGAATCTACGGCCAGTAAGGTATTACCCGCGACGCACGCAGATCCTTGGCGTTCGAACCAGCTTTGGAGAAGTGCGATTCTGTTGTTCATGGTTAAGGAGATATCAGGATCTTCAAAGGTTAAGGTCAAGCTAAACACGTCACCCTGGGCATTAAGAAAGACATCTATGTCTTTATCTGTGTACTCGTATTCAAATATAATTTGGAAGTTGTTTTCTCCCATCATTTTGATCGCCTTCGCGACATCAAGGATCCCGTTGGTTGTGCATAGCTTTTTGGAAAGGTCCCAATTGAAATTGAAAAGATCAACCATATAAGGAAACCCGTCAGCCCCGACAGCTCCGTGCCAGCCCCACCTGATGCCAGTATCGATGCAGAATTGTATGGCGTCCATAATCTCGTCATAGGTGCCCGTTCCATCTGGATGGATGCGATGGAGATCATTTAGCTCTTTGGGGCCATCAATACTTATCTGGACTCCGATGTTGTATTTCTTGAGCACGTCAACATACTTTCTCACCAGGAGTCCGTTGGTGATTAGGGTTGTTTGCACGGTAAAGGATTGCAATAGAGTTTGCTTCTGGGCCTCGTTCATCTGCTTCGCTTCTATGGCGTCATAGAGGGCAGTGAATAAATCTAGGTCCAGAAGGGGCTCGCCGCCAAACATCATGATGCCGGTGCTTGGTATGCTCGCCACAAAGTCAAGCATATCTTGCTGAGTCATCTTCTTCTTATTTTTCGAAGGCTCAAAACAGTACGTGCAGGCCATATTACAACGTTGTGTAAATAGTAACTCCGTCGTAACTGCGGGGAAGAAATCCACACCCATGGAATAGTCTCCTATCGATCATTTGTAATATAATCGAGGAGGCTCTAAAAGCTACACAATTTTGACCCAATCTCTTCCTTTTGTAGATACGCCGTTCCAAGACCCGCGCATCTCTTGCTTATAAAACGTCGCGATCATTCTTTCCGGGTAGAATAGCTTTGTAAGGAGCTTCATCTTGGTAAGGTAGCCGCCTTCTGTGCAGGTGAGTGGGGTTCCAGACGGATACACTTCATCGACATACGCGAGAACGATACCTGCGATAGCGAGGGGGAGCTGGTTGATTTCCGGAGCTTTCTTACCGACGCCAATGCCATAAGTGTCTGATGCTAAGCCGAGAATGCCTTCTTCCGCATAGGATTCGGATAGGCGGTGTTGGCCTTTGCGATACACGTAGGCGCGACCTGGCTGAATTGCGACTTCCGGCTCAACTTCTAAGAAGTCGGCCACATCGTTCCATATCGCATTGGCGATAATAGAAGCGGATAAAGTTCCTGTTGCTGGGTTGAACGTCAATGTTGCGGCCGTTTTCGGTGGGAGGTTGCCTGAGGCGGCGGTGACAAAGGCAATGTAATCAGTGCCTGAAACAGCCGTCGCAGCCACAGCTATGTTTGTAGCATTAGTTGCGTTCGTTGCATTGGTCGCAGTAGCCGCATTTCCTGAACAGGCGGCGGCAGTAGTAGCTGAAGCCGCGTTTCCCGAACAAGCAGCAGCAGTGGATGCGGTAGCCGCGTTTCCTGTGATGCTTGCATTGAGAGTGCCTAAGCTACCCGTGATGGCTATCGCGCCGGCTGTGCTATACGTGATGCCTACAGTGGCGTCTTGGGTAAACGTTGCACCTACCGCCGTACCGAATTGTATGGTGCCGTTAGTAACGACTATTGCTGCAGCCATATTTACTCCTCACTCTAATTAGTCGAGGAATCGCCGCTATCCGTACCCTCATAAAGTTTGCGGGCGCACGCCATAGCTTCTACGTCGGTAACCCCATCGGAGAGCTCTTCGTCCAGTTTTTCGATCCACGCATCAACGTTTGGCTCCGGGACTCCAAATTCTTCTTGGATGTGCGGACGCTCATGGGATAGATCCTCCCTGATAGCGCCGAAGTTCATTTCGCCACCAGTGCTACCAGACTCTTCCTTATCCGTGAGCTTCATATCTTGAAGCGTTTCGTGTAAGGTCTTGCCCTTGGCGTACGGGTTGCCGCCCTTGCGAACGGTCTTATAATACTTATCAAGCATTTCGAATATAGGCTTATTGGAGTCGTTGATGCGGGGCATCATAACGTGGCGCTTGTTGCGCTGAAACTCACGAAGATGGTTCTTAGAGAGAACGTTGAAATAAAGGTCATCCTTGATCTCGCGATAACGCATCTTGAGCTCTTGCATGCGGGCTTCGCGAATCCTCTTGAGAGCGAATCGCCTCTTTCGACTTTCCTCAGTAGGCTCCTCTCCGCCGATTTCCTCGCCGCCTTCGGTTCCCAGCATAGACTCGAGATCGTCCATACCACCTTCGTCGCCGCCCCCACCGGAGGATCCACCGCCCCCATGGCCGCCGCCGCCTTCTTCGTCCTCATCATTTTTTTGCTGGGACTTCTGAACGAGAACCTGATCACCGACCTGCTTCGTCCACTTGAGAACGTCAGTCGGATCTAGGAAGGTATACTTAGCCATAATGTCTTTGACAACATCGGCCGGAAGAGGCTCATCCTCATCAACGCCCATCGCGGAGCCAATGAGGTCCATGACGTCTTTGGCGAGCTCCATGGATCCCTTGCGTGCATCCATTTTATCAGAACCCATTTCTTCGGCTGGAAATCTCATTGAGAGTGTGAATGGTGTAGTGTAATCAAATTCGCCGGTGATGACGAAGTGTAATCGAATCAAGTCGGCAAGACCTTCAAGGAAGGATGCTTGAATAGTGTAAACGTGTCGGGCGAAGGGCTTGAACTGCTCAACGAGGGAGACAGCGCTTACACCAAATTGAGAGCCCCAATCCGGGACTAGATAAGTTTTAGGGACTCCCGCAGCCACTGCAATGCGGTCAATATACATTTCCAGATCGCCGATGAAATCGACTTCAGTCTTGGAGTCTTTGACGTCAATTTCAAGTAGGCCATCAGGAACCCATATCTTAGTATTAACCGAATATACCTCAGACTGACCAGCAACAGGATTAACACCAATATTGTCATACTGCTCCCTAACACTATTGATGTGATCCCATACCTGCGCAGTATCCATTCCGGGGGCTGTCTTTACTTTATAAAGGGTGACAGGGAATGACATAATGCGTGCGAGGGATTGCAGCGTCATAGTTGACGCGGCTTGTTTGAAAGGAGCCAAAGCGGCAAGAAGGTGAGGCCTACCATAAGGATAGAATTCAGTATGGTCTGCGCTCAAACGGAAGTGTGAGATCGTCCAGGGAGGCACGACGGTCTCATTATCAATAACAAAGCCGAAGAGCTTGGTCTCGAACATCTCCGCAAAATCTTCGGACAAATGCATCTGTTCGAAGGACTGAAGGAGCATTTGAAGCTTAGCATCACGATTGATCATCGTCATGATTGAGCCTTGTCGAGCGCGAATCTCTTCGGCCACTTTGGTCGGGTTGAACTCAAGGCGCTCAAGGATCTGCCCGACTTGAAGCGGAATGATCTTTTCAACGCCGTTTGCTGTTACCTTATTTGCCCAAAACGCTTCGCCGAGAAGCTCTAGATCGAAGCACACGCCGTGAATACGCTGTTGAGATACGCCCCACATATCAAAGAGCTGGTAGATTCTCTCAGCCATGCGCGGGTCAGGACTCTCTACAGATAGGATGCGGTCTTGAACATCGAGCTGTGTTGCCTCATCTGCAACTAGTTGAACGACACGGCTAATGAATGAATCGTTATAATACATGAACATGAGCTCGCTAATACGCTTTTGCCTGTCGCGGAGGTCATCATAACCGTTTGTAGAATCACGAAGCCATGCTTCGAAGAGTTTTTCAAGCCGATCAGAGAGGGGGACATTCTGAAATATTTGGCCGAGCTTCGCATCAAGCTCCCGCATTGACTTGTTATTAGGATCTACCCGGACAAATTGAAGGCCTGTCTTCTTACCCATCTTGGTAGATTGGTTTTGGGACTGATTGGAAGCTCTCCAACCAAAAAGAGAGGTCAAACGACCGAAGAGACCAGATCGAGCGACAGCCGATTGCGGGGCTTGGCTCGCCATATACGTCGTAACTGATCCATCTCGAAGTCTATCTAGCGCCATCTTATCCTACCTTCGCAGGAAAACCTGCCATGCCATAATACCAGCCATCAGGCGGGGATGAGACTTCAGGAATCATTTTGTTGCTTATTCCATTAGTTATCCGGCGATACTTTATTCCTTTATTCCCTGGGACCGCAACTACTAAACGGCCTCGCGCCCAGCCTTCGGGGGTTTCCCTTAGAGCATAAATGGTTTTAGAGGCCACTCCGTTAGTTACCCAGAATTTTTCTCTTTTTTTCTGTTTACTTTCTATCCACCAGCCGACAGGGGGGGTATTTTCACGAGGAATCCTTTTTAGTTTCACTCCATTCGTTATCCATTTACTACCCTTCCCCGGGGTTGTGATGCGTCCGAGGCGCCAACCTTCAGGAATAGATTCGTTGCTCGTAATGCGCTGATGAATTGTGCCATTCGTTATCCATAGCGTTCCCGCTGTGGTTTTGAAATGCGTTTGAAATTCCTTAGCCTCTATTTTCATGCTTTCAAATTGACGCGAAGTCAGGTGACGCTTAGTCTTTTTGATACGGGACATTAACCAAAAAGCATAAGCCATCGAATGCCCGTAAGCTTTCCAGAGAATCAAATGAGCTATAAAATGCTCTCGGCAAGTCAGTTTGATAAGATTTTCATCATCACTCTGCCCCCCGAGCGATCGGGGCAAAATGTGATGTATTTCATACCCGCTTTCCTTCACCTTATTTCGGATAGAGCGCGAATTTATAAAGTCCTCATATCTTTTTAGGTGAATATCATTAGCCATTGGTAGATACCTTCTTATCAATTAGTAAACGACTTTGCTCTTTCCTGTGGGCCGCGCAGCGTGCGACATCCTTTGTGAAATAGTCGTAGTGAGGTCGTCCGAGAAATCCATCGGGATCACAATTGCCGCCTTCCATACTCGCTCCATTATTTGGCCGCAAGCAGGGCAAAACACCTCTTTGGGGGGTCCGTCTTTTATGGAGAAAGCAACTTCGGAGGCCTTACTGCAATTCGGACAGGTAAAATCAGCGTGCATACCGAGCTCCTACTTGTTTCATGAACTGGGCCGTTCTATCCAGCCTTCTCTTCTCTTGCTCGTCGAAGAACTTGAGGAAGTTATCAAGCTGCTGCACGTATAGCGCGTGACGCATTTCCCGAGCTGCCGCATCAGCGACTTGTTCGACAAGTCGATCTGACATCACTATCTCGGACATGGTGCTCCACATCACCCTCAGAGTCTTAGGCTTTGGGTTGAATTTGTATTCTTTGAGTTCGAGCTTTACGTTTTCCATACTATACCCCATCCTTAATATATCAACTAATGGGCAGAAAGTCCTCTATGAGAGCCAGCCACTTGTCTTTATTCTGCATCTTTCCAGTGAAGCTTTCCGGCGGTTCTACCAGACTTTATTGCCGAATAAATAGCGATTTTTCCATACTTAGCTTGCGCATCTTTGATACATCCAAAACTCTCATTTGTTTCAACACATTGGACAGCTCGAGCTTTTGGATTCTTAGCCCCTAAGGTCTGCGCACTTCGTAAGGCTTTTGTTTTTTCCGAATATTTCATTCCTTTATGAGCCTCTGAAATCCGGTGTTTCACATCCTCAGTTCGCGGCTTTCCATACATGGGATTATTTTTACCAGATACGTCAACGTGGTGCTCACTTACTTTTTTACGAACTTCCTCCCTTTTCATGGGATTATTTGCTTTCATTCTTTCTGAGAGCTGCCACAATGCATAAGGACCTATACAATCACCGCCCGGGAGGATATTATAACCTTTCTCGGGATTGCGGGCTTCGAGAAGTTTAATAAAATATATTTCTTTTTCATTCGCTTCTTGTTTGGTTGACGCCTCATCAAGAATCTTCCATTCAAAAGCCTCTAAGCCATATAACCGCAAGGCATTATGAAAATGAGAAGAACTCCCATACCTAGTTTCTCTCATATGGCTTGCAATACGATTAGAAAGTGTCTTCTTAGTTTGTCCCACGTAGATTTTTTTTGTTAATTTGCACTTGGCGAGATAAACAATCACTATGTTTCTCCTCTAACGCATTCAATGCTTCTAGGGATAGAAAATCAGCTAATAAATTCACCCATTTTTCAAGGTTGGGGATGTTGGACGAGTTTTTCCCTATTAACTTAGTGGAGATTCTTTCAATAAGATCATGACAACCATTACAGCATAAGGCGAATTTCTCAGGGGCGAGATCCAAATAATTCGCAGGGTCTTTATGGTGTACTTGTAACTGCTTGATTCGCTTCCCTATATATTTGGTTCCGCATAACTCACAGCAAGGGCCCCTTTCAGCTATTAGTTTCTTTCGGAATTCTTTCCATACTTTTGTTGTGCGAAACTTGGTGTGTTCGGCAAAAGTCACTCTGTTACTCCTAGTAGTGGGGCATTTCCTAAATATCTATATATTTATAATAAGTATATTATTATATACACCCGAAGAACCTTAGGAACTGAGAAGCTTAGGAACTACCAGACTAATTAGTTGAAGGAATAGTAATGCGACAAAAGCGCTGGTTTGAAGTAAACGAGATAGACTTCGGCGACGTAGGCGATTTTGAAAAGCCGGAAGATAATCTATTTGTACGCATAATCAAAAACACAGGCGAAAACTCTTGGATGCGAAATCATATTGGGGAAGTGTTTGAAGTTCATAGGATACCCTACGAAGATTACCCTGATTGCTACGCTGTTATCAAAAACGGCAGACGAGGTGACCTTCTAATTCCCAAAGAGGATTGTGAGATTGTTCCACCTCCTCTTCAAGAAGGCGTTGAAGATTTCGGTGACGTAGGCGACTTCGAAAGGCCCAGTGACTATAAAAAAGTGCGATATAAGAAAACAGGGCAAATATTCGATGTTGAACGTAAGTCTGATTACACTTGGGACAACACCGAAGTGTATGCTATAGTAAAGCCTAAGGACTTGAGAGGTAGTAAAATTGCCGCCTCCGCTTGTGAGCCTCTTGAACTTCAGGAGGGTACTGAAGATTTCGGGGACGTAGGAGATTTTGAACAACCCGAGCCTCATTATGTACCTATATTAGAATATCTACTAGAAGTCGATGATAATTTTCAAACCTTTGATGATTGTATTCAACACATTTGCGAAAAATTCTCAATCACGCTAGAACAGCTCATTCAAGTTTGTGAAGATGGACTCAAAGGGGATTACGAAGGTTATGAGCACCTCGAATTTCTTACACAGGTATTGAAACATAAATTGAAGCTGGTTCTAAAGGATTCCAAACCAGCCGCAAGGAATAGCATGAGGGCTTTGGAATGAACTACAATTTCTGCGTCTTCGCGTTGCAGGATATTTGTAATGATGCTTATCCTTTCATCGCTCTGCCCGCGGTGCATGCGGGACCTAGAACAGGATCGCCTTGAGCGCGAACACTGGTAATTCCTTTCAATACAACGACTTACTCTAACTCCTTACTCTACAACAAAATACAATCCATGGATATCGGCTTGCCTTTTGGGGGGCAAAAGTGATATTATATATGTAAGAAACAGGAGGGCCAATACATGGCGAGAGCACCTAGCCCGTATCTCATGACCATCAAGGTCGGCAAGGACGGACAGAGCTACCAGCACTACCTCAAGGATGCCAACGGCCAGCGTGTCCTGCGC